CTACAGGCGGCGCCGTGGTGTCGGTCGTGGACGCCCTGAACAGTGGCCCGTTGTCTCCGGGGAGGAGTGTCGCTTCCAGCCGGACGCCGACCTCCACCACCTCAGACTCCACGAACCCCGCACGTCGGTGCAAGCGTGAGCGGTGGTGCGGGACGATGCTCGCGACCACGGTCCCGCGCGCCGGGGTGCCGTCAGCGGTGTGGATCGTGACCTCGCCGTCGTCATCGACTATCTCGACGCGCACGTAGATTCGAGTGACCGGCATGTCACTCCACCCTCGCCCAAGCCGAGGTGGGGCAGTCGGTTCGGACCTGGTGCCAGTACGCCTCGCTGGCCTCGTGCCGAGTGAACCCGCCCTCACGCCACAGCGACCACCCGCAGGGGCAGTCGGCGGTGATGAACTTGCTCATCCGTCGATCCTCGAACTCACGTGGCCGACGACGTAGTTCAGTGAGAGGGCGCCCATCACGAACCGCCAGACCGGGAGGAGCGGAGGCACCGCCCGCGCTATGGCGAGGCTGAGCAGAACCCCCGCCCCGATCCAGAACCCGACGCAGAACGGGCAGTCCAGTCCTGACACGAGTTTGACGCGCCGCCCCTCCACCTCTGGGTCGATGTTGTCCCACACGTGATCCACGATCACCTCGGCGCGAGCGGGCTTGCCGTCCCCCGTCGTCCAGCCGTGGATCGCATGGCCGGGGAGCGCCCACACTCGGAGCCGCTTGACGATCAGCCAGTGGCCGAGCGTGTCGGTGGTGATGAAGCGGGTCAGCCGGGCTGTCGCGAGGACGGTCAGCACGAGGTTATACACAGGGTTATCCACAGGCTCTCGGTCGAGGTGTCGTGGGGACAGCCTAACCGCAGATAGCCCCGAGAACCATAGGGCTCTCGGGGCTATTCGGCGGTCGAGGACGGGACTAGGCCGCAACCTTGATCCCACCCGCAGTGGCACGGGCAATGTGGCGCTCGGCAGAGGTCGAGCCGACTGCGAACTTGCTCGCGACCTTCTCGTCCATCGTGACGGCGTAGCGGAACGAGCCATCGACTCGGCGCAGGCTCAGCCATCCGGTCTCACCTTTGAGGGTGGCCGGGATCGAGACCTTGCTCGGGGCCTCTGTCGTCGCCGTGGGAGCCACAGATGACTCGGCCTCGGGTTCGGGGGTGGGCTCGGTGCTCGCGGCCTCAGAGGTGCCGTGGACGACCGTCAGGACAGTGCCCGCCTTGAAGAACACTTCGCGGACCTTCCCCTTGGCTTTGGCCGCGACCATGATCGAGAGCGTGCCGTTCGCGTACGCACGGGCAGGTGCCGCCTCGAACGAAGCGACTGGGGTCTGTCCGTTGATCGTGATGCTCTTGCCGCTGTCCACATCGAGGACAATCTGGGCCGCGATCTGCGTCGCGTTGGTCGTACCGACGACGTGGCCGGTGGTGGTGGTGGTCATGCTGTACTGCCTTTCGGTTGGTTGATTGTACTTATACCTAAAGTCTAACCTACAAGGTGAGGGCGAGACTGTGAGGGGACTGTCAGCGAATGACGCCCCACACTCCGAGTTCCATCGCCGACTCGACGTTGGCCTCGTACGTGGCGAGCAGGTCGTCGGCGTACGCCTCCATGCTGGCGTCGGCCTCGGGGTCATCTTCGAGGACGCACTTCCGCCAGTGCTGGTAGCGGCGCTCGCCCTCGGCGTCAGCCTCGGCTCGCTCGCTGTCCCAGTCCGCCGGTTGCTCGGACAGGATGGACGTGGCGTACACGTCGAAGTCGAAGCGGTCAACGTGCCGTTCGCACATCCACTCACCGCCCCGGAGGTCGTAGGCCGGGTCGCCGCACCCGCCGTCGCGGTAGGTGCCCTGGTCGCAGGTGTGCTCCTTGCGCAGAGCGGACATCAGAAGCCCGCCTTGCTGGTGTACGCCTCGGCGATCTGCTCGGACGTGGCGCCCAGCATCATCGCGGTGTCGATCCCGGTGCGGACGGATGCCGTCAGCGCGGCGACCTCGAACGGGGCCTGGTGTCCGATGGGGCCGTAGCCCATCGCGGAGCCGGAGACAGCGTTGCCCGCCGCGATGGCCGCGCGGGCGTTCTTGACGTCGCGCTCCACTTCGGCGAGGGCGCGGTCGAGCGAGCGGACGTTGTGGGTGATGGAGCGGAGCGCGCGGTCGATCTGCGCGCTGGTGGTCGAGTCGGTCATGGCGTGCCTTTCTTGGTTGATACCTAAAGTCTAGCCGACGATCCTGGACATCAGCCGAAGGCAAGTTAGGAGGAGGTCTCCGTGTAGCCACCGGGGATGACCGTCCGCTCGGTGCGGCGGGACACCGGCTCGATGGCCGAGAGGTTCCAGATGCACCCGCTCGCGCAGTCCCAGCCGTAGTACCACATGAGGCCGAACCGGAACGCGTACTGGTAGGGGCTGATGATGATGCCGTCGTAGCGAGCCCGCACCTTGTCCCAGTCGAGCCCCATAATCGAACTCACCCCTGGCACGTCGGGCTTGAACTCGCGGTCGAACGCCGACAGCGCCTCGGCGGTTTCGATCACCAGGACGTTGTGGCCGGGCGCCAGCACGAACTCTGTCTCGTGGTCGAGACCGGCGAGGTGGAACTCCTCGCCCTCGCACCAGGACCGCCAGCCGTCGTCGCCGGACTCGTCACTCAGCCAGAGGCCGTGCGGCTTGCCGACAGCGGAGGTGAGGTGTTGCTTGTCGTACGTGTACTCGCGGTCGAACTCGAACGGCTCGGCGCTGTGGTGGATGAGCCTCATGCGGCTACCAACTCTCGGTCGGCGACGAACACGTCGCGGAGGTGACGGGCGGTGTTGAACGCGCGGAACGCTTCGACGGATCGGGGACCGCAGAACTGGCGCTCCCACTCGGGGCCACAGGAATCGACGGCGTTGATCGCCAGCAACTCGGCTACGGCGTCCGCCATCAGGCGGTCGAGGAACACGGGGGCGGACTCTGCCCGCCACGCGTCGAGGTGAATCTGCTCCGGGGCGAACTCTGGCTTGAACATGCTGGACCTCTCTCGGGTCAGGCGGCAGTGGATGCCGGGATGGTGTGGGCGACGTGGACGATGCCCACGACGTGGAACGTGGCGTTGAGTGCGCGAGCGCAGTTGTCTGCCGCCGCTTTCGCGGAGTCGAGAGTCGGGAACGTGCCCCAGTCGGAGCCGTTGCCGGTGTGGATGACGGTGAACATACGGACTGCCTTTCGGTTTACCAGCAGGCGCAGGTTGCGCTGGGGCTGGATGCGGTGTGGTTGACCGAGCACCCGGGGGTGCCCGCTTCGCAGGACTCGGACTCCTCGCGGTCATCGGCTGTCACGACGGACTCCATGCAGTTGCACTCGTCGGACATCGCGCGCCCGCAGTGGTAGCAGTGGTTCTCGATCCAGTCGAACCGGTCGGGGCAACAGGTTCCCGCGACTGTGTGGATGATTGTTTGTTCCATACCAATAGTCTAACGGGCGGTGCTGAACCTTTGCTTAAAGCGAGTTAGGATTCGCGCCACGCTCGCAGGTCGCCCTCGTAGCACGCTCGGCATCGGCCATTGCGGATGCGCCCGACCTCAGCCCGAACGTGGCCGCTGGGGCAGTGCGTGAGCGTCCCGCCGTGGTCGAGCATGGCCGAGTGCGAGCGGCACATCGGCACGTAGTCGTCGGGGTCGAGTCCCCACGTCACCCGCACGTGACCTTGGAGACCCGACCTGCTCGGGCCGGTGCGTTGCCAGGCCCACACGTTCGCCTGTCGGTCGCAAGCCGGAACCGCGCACCCGTGTTCGGATGCGCGGCCCCGCGCTCGCCTGAGCCGTTGGTGGACGGCGTTGTAGGACTCGGAGGTCATCGGCCTGCCGGGAGCCCGCGACCTTGGGTCATCTGGCGTTCCCCCGTGTTGGCAGACCTTCCGGCGCGGTTGCCCGCGTTCTGAGCAGAGGAGTCCCACCGGCGACTTCCCGACCGGCCCTGGCCCACGCGCATGTTTCCCGCAATCCAGTCATCCACGGCGGAGGCGCGGTCCACCAGCACCAACTCGGTGCCGCTCCCGGATTCGCTGATGACCTGGTTCCGGTTCTCGGTGATGCGGGCACCGGCGCCGGACCCGAAGCCCACGATGAACTGCTTGCGTGCCAACTGCTGGTCGCCGTTCGAGTGGTTCGCTCGGGCATCCCGCTCGTCGGCCCACCACGCTTTGAGCGCGACCATCGCCTGAATCTGCAATGACCGGATCAGTGCCTCGGCCTGGTCAACGTCGGACTCGAAGCCGACGATGTGGAGGCGGGTGACGGGCTGGCCGTTCGGGTGCATCTTGTTCGTGCTCACCTGGCGACCCTTGGAGTGGAGGGGGCGCATCGAGCCGAGGGCGCGGACGATGTACGTGCCCATGTGCATGAGGTCGTCGCGGTAGGTGCCGTCGAAAGCAATCACTCGGGTCACGATGGACTCGCGTGCCTTGCCCTCTTTCGCGCGCCGGGCGTCGATGACGGCCTGGTCGATGGCGTACTTGACCATCAGCCGCTCCGCGTGCTCGGTGAGCGCTTCCGCCTCCTCCGGCGTGGTGCTCTCGGCCTTCGCGAGCAACTGCGCGATCAGGTCGATTTTCTTTTCGGACATGCTACTGCCTTTCGGTTTGGGTTATACCTATAGTCTAGCGTGCCAGCCAGGCCGATGTCGAATCGGGGTTAGGACGAGACAGGCCCGTGGTCGAGGGCGCGGTACGGCCACCGGTCAGCCTTGACGTGCTGGGACAGATGGCCGGGGGAGTGGAAGCGGAGGCCGCACCTGCACGGCGTGGGGTGGTCGAGGAGACAGGGCACCTGCCACGGTGAGACAGTCCCCAACGTCGGCAGGGTGTACCCGTAGCCGGAGGCGTGGCAGAGGACGCACCGGATGCGCCTGCCCGAGTTGGGGACGCGCTCGAACCGGCCCGACGGCATGGTGAGTTCTCCCGACTCGAACCGGCGGATGATCGCCCACTTCTGCGCGCGGCTCGTCACCAGCGCTCCCGTCGGATCGCGAACCGCTGGCCGAAGTCCGGGTCGAGGTGATCGCGGAGGAACTGCGTCGCGTCGGCCTCGCTCCCGAACCGCATGGCCTCGGTGCTCTCGCCGGTGTCGAGGTTGTAGACGACGAACATCACTGCCCTTCGGTGAGGTCGGGGTCGTACTCGGTGCCGCGCAGGTCGTGAGTCTCCACGAATGAGACCAGGCGGTCATAGCATTCGTCGGCGTACTCCTCGGCCTTGCTGACGGCATAGTCGCCGGACGTGGACCGGAGCATGTCGCAGGCTCGCTCGTAATCTTCGAGCAGGGCGCCTGCCTCGCCCTCGATGTCCTCAGTCATGGCCGTACCCCAGGTCTGCGGCGTAGCCGATGAGGCGGTCTTGCTGGCTCCGATCAGTCGGGTCGCCGGGGAACCAGCCGCCCTCGATCAGCAATCGAGCCGCGTCGTAGTCGCCCTGAGCGGCCAGCGACATGAGGTGCGTGTAGCGGTCTACTCGTGTTTGGGTCATACCAATAGTCTAGCGTACCCAGACCGTCGAGTCTAATCCCGGTTAGCCCCCGCTGGACCGCCGGACTCCGGTGCGGGACGCGTCGATGATCCGACGGGAGGACGCGGCGAGGGGCGCCGCTCGGTCGCCGGGGTTGCTGATCGTCGTGGTGCCACGGACACGGAGCGAGGCCAATGCCTGGCTGAGCGCATCCACTTGGTCGTCGTTCTTGCCGGTGGGGAAGGACGCCAACTCGCCCACCAATCCGAGCACCCACTCGTTGCCGGGCTCACTCGGGTGCGGGAGGTACACGTAGCCGGTGGCTATCTCGGGGGTGATCGCCCTCGCTCGGACTTCCTTGCTCCCGCGCGGCACGACACCGATGACTCCCGGCAACTCCCGCTTCAACGTGTCGATGATCGCGAAGCCGTTGCTGGCCTGCTCCACGAGCCGCTTGTGGACGAACCGTCCCGTCCCGCCCAGCGACTCGGGCGTGGCCCAGTACCGCATGGTCGCCAGGGTCTCGGTGAACTCCGTGCGTTGCCGAGCCTGTCCGATCAGGAACCGGTGGCCCTGGCCGTCGATCACCCAGCGTTGCCCTACCGACCAGTCGGCGGTCTCCTTGGCCTGCACTGCCAAGTCCCACGAGTCCAGCCACTCCAAGCCCTGCCCGTCGAGCGGGTTGAACAGGATGCAGGTGTCGCTCACGAGGTCGGGGTTCCGAGTCCAGTACCGCCACCACGAGGTCATGAAGATCGCACCGGCGACGGGCTGGGGCCTCTGCTGGAACAGCGCGGACCAGGCGTACGGTCCCACTGCCTGCTCGGTGTCCGCCCACCGCGCCAGCGCCTCCTCGCGGGACTCCACGATGAACGGTGAGTACAGCGGGTCGCCGGGGTGACGGCCCAGCACGTCGTCCTCATCGGCGATGGCCGGGAACACGATCACCTCGAACGGATCACCGGCGGTGTCCACCCACCCGGTGAAGTCGTCCTCATGCCAGCGTGTGCCGATCACCACGGTCAGGGATGGAGGTTCGAGTCGAGTGCGGGCGGTCGTCTGCCACCACTCGCGGAGGCCGAGCCGCTTGGTCTCACTGGCGGCGTCCGCGTAATCCTTCACCACGTCATCCACGATGATGACCTTGAACCCTCGACCGGTGATGGACTGGCCGACGGATCGGCTCGACACCCCGCCGCGTTCGCTGGTCTCCCAGTCGGTGACGGACCCGGCATCACTAGCCACGGTTAGGCCGAGGTGGAGTCGGTCATCCTCGACCATGCGACGAATCTGACGGCCCCATCCCGCCGCCAGGGACGGGCTGTGGCTGATGAGACCGACCCTCCAATCGGGGTGGCGTTGCAGAACCCAGAGCGGAAGATACTCCGACGTGGACACGGACTTGCCCGACCGGGGCGGCATCGAGATTCGGATGAACTGGGACTCGCCCGCTTCGACTTTCCTAACTGCCCTTACGAGTCGGGAGTCGAGGTAGTCGAGGTGCGGCAGGGACCGGTGGCCCTCGTCCACGACGGTCGCCAGACCGAGCGGGGACATCTTCGCCAACTCCTCGCGGGCCTGAGCCAGAATCAGCGGGAGCGTGTCGGGGTGACGTTGCAGAGCGGAGGCGCGGTCGGACGGCGGCTGGGCAATCAGCCAGTCCACGATGTCGGCGGCGGTGCTCACTGTTCGATGGCCCTCTGCCGCTGGGCGAGCGCGGCGAGCGTCGCCAGGACGGTCTCGGCGTTCGACTGCAACTCCAACGGCGCCCCGCCAGCACCGGTGAGTTCGAGCCGGGAAGCGTCCTGCCAGCCGAAGGAGTGAGTCAGCATGAACTGCGCCGCTTTCCAGTCAGGGGCTATGCCGTTGCGGGGATCGCCCTGTGCGGCACGGGTCACCGAGGCACGGTAGACCTGCTCCGCTCGGGCGCGTGCGTAGTAGACCACGACCACTAGGACAACCTTCGTCCACTGTCCGGTCAGGTCGCGGGGCCACCACCGGGGGGCCTTCGCCGTCCAGTACCACTGCTTCTCGTCGCAGGTGCCGAACCCTCCACCTTCCAGCACCCACTCCCAGATACGGCCCTCCACGTCCTCCTCGTCCATGAGGGACCGGGCGGCGTTGATCGCTCCCTCGCCGTCTTGCCTCCACCGCTTGTACGTGGTGGTCGGCACGAGGGCTGATGCGCAGGATGCGTTGATCGAGTCCCCTTGCAGGATCGCTGAGCACAGGGGGCCGAGCCTGGATGGCGTCAGGGTCGAGGGGCGACGTGTCCGTTTCGCCGGGACGCGAGGAGGGGGTGCGATGACGTCCGACATGCCGATGAGTCTAACCGGGGGTCGGGGCAGACTCGATGGGCATGGTGTCCGCGCACCTCACGCAGTCGCAGTGCGCTCGGCACACGGTGTGGTCGAGGGCCAGGCCGGGACAGCCGGGGACCGCGCAGAGGATCGTCATGCTTGGCTCCCATCCGGGTGGTCCTGGCAGACAGGGCAGGACTCACCCCGGTGCCAGTCGATGAGGTACTGCGTGTCTGGGCCGACCTTCGTCGGAAACCGCTCGCAGTTCGGTGCCCATCGGTTGTGCTCAGGCATCTCGGCTCCCATTCGTGTGGTCCTGTCCTGGCACTAGGGATGGGTCAACGTCGGTGTACACACGTCCGCCGTACTCGGAGACGACACCTTCGGCCAGCTTGTCTAGCATCCGGTCATCGACGGGCACGCCCCAACTGATCATCGTCCGGGCACGCTTGGCGACTAGCGCCGCACCCGTCGATGCTCCGTCTCGGAAGTCCTGGCTAGCGGCCATCACTCGCTCCCAACCGTGTGATCTGCGGCGTGGACGACTGGCTCCTTCCAGCCGAGGGATGCGGCGACCCCGTAGTCGTAGACACCCTGGCGCGACCACTTCTCACACAGGTACTCCACCCGCCCGGACGGGATGCCGAGCGCGATGCCCGCGTCCCGGGGCCACTGGTGAGGGGCGCCATCACCGAACGCGTCCCACAGGGCAATCTCGTCGGGCTTCTTCACTCCCAGTCCCCGTCCTCACCCTGGGCACCGGCGGGGGCGGTCGCCGTGGTGGTAGGTCCGGCGATACTCGCCCCCGCCGGAGTCAGCGGGCGCACAGCGGCGACCAGCCTCGGGATGAGGGTGGCCGAGTCGAACGACACTCCGGCGTTGTGCAGGGTGTGGAACAGGGCTTGCGCCAGATCATCGGCCACGGGGTCCAGCGCCGGGTCATTCAGGATGCCGACGCCGCCGAACTCCTCGGGGTCGAACTCGGGTTTGGGGGTGACGTCGAACCGTTCGAGGATCGCGTCGATCATGTCGGAGACACAGGTGCAGTAGCCGGGGTAGCGGTCGGGATTCTCGCATCGCCACGAGTGCGGGCAGAAGTGGTCGCCCGGCTCGCGCGGGGTATCGAGGCCCTGCCCGGCGAGCACTCGGGTCAGACCGGCTCGTACGTCATCAGCCACGCGGTGTCTCCGTGTAGAACGTCAACTCAGCACCTTGCTCAGTGCCGAGGCGGGTGACGTGAGTGGGTCGGCCCAATCTGATCCACTCCAACGTCATCATGCTGAACCGGAACCCCGGCGAT